GATAACTAGGACCAAGTAAGTTTTGTGCCTTGATGGTGTGAGGGATAGAGCCATCAAAGAGGATTAAGCGATTTGGTATATAAGGACTGGCTAAACGAATATCTTTTTTATTATCTTCATAGAATAAAGTTTCTCCTCCCCACTCAGAATACCACGTTGGGTTAGCATAGTAGACGGCTGCCATTTGGTTAGGGTGTACGTGTATAAAATTTATATCTAAAGGTTTTGTTAAGTTAACGATACAAGAATCATAAGTGACGTTTTTATTGTTTAATTTTTTTAAAACTGGATCCAATATTCTTAATCGTTTTACATCATCAGTATTATAAGGGCTGTTTAAATTAGGAAACGCTTTGTTCTGTGGTTCATAACTATCATCCCATCCTATAATATATCGAGATCTTATTACGGTATTAAAAACAATTTGAGCTGAATTAGTAGATAAAAAATTATCAAAAACTTCTATTCTTTTATTCATTTTATTCCTTCATGCCATAGCTTAAAACTAATAGGAAGCCAATGGCCATAAGCTTGTTTATGTTTCTTGATTCTTTCATCTCGTAACTTGATAGTTGGAGTTTTCTTTGCATAGTTTAAAACCGAATGAAATTCTGGATGCTTAATTTTATACTGAGAAGCTTTCTTCCAGAAGGGGGTGTTATAGGCGGAGCCATTGATATAATGCCAGTAAATAAAGTTTTGAATCTTTCTTATGTTTTCTTTAAATCGATACACAATCTTTTCTTTTGTTTCTTGATAGGTAATATAATCAAAACAAAGACGAGCCCAGTCTAAATAAGATTGAACCGCTGTAGATTCTAAAGGCTCTAGAAAAAATAGTCTGTTTCCCCCGAGAATGACGTTGTCTTGAATAGGTTCTTTCGCTAAATAATTTTTAAATTTGAAGTTATTAACTTTATCTCCTAAATAATAATTATGTTTTGCAAGTTTAAATATTTTTTTAAAATTTGAAGTAGCTTCTTTTAGAGAAGTTATCTCATCATTATATAGATACCCATACGAAGTTGTATTTTTAGTATTAGGAATAACAAAAGTCCATCCATCGGGAGTGGCTACTGCTCTGGTCCATAATTGTTTAGGATCGCAGTCTTGACTCTGACCTAAAATCACAGCGTTAAGAGGATTCTCTAACATATGATAATCTGAATAGTCATTAAGCCTTTGACCCCTACAATCAAAAACAAAGGAAGCATCTAATGCATGAGGATCCTTAATACTTTGACGTTTAACTTTAAACAAACCAGAATTTAAAATAGTTTCTTGAAGTCTTTTGGGATCATAATGTATACCCGTGGCATTAAAACTAAAAGGATGAAAGATGTATTTATTTTTCTTTCCCCAATTCTCATAGAGAATCCCGAGCTTATTAGTAGCCTGTATTTCATTTCGATACCAATTGGTTCCTAAAGTTTTCCATAATAAATCAGGAGCTTCTAATATACTGGCTTGTCCTACTTTCTCAGGGGGAATATCAGGATCATAAATAAGTTCGACTTTATAATCTTTTAAATAATAACTTAAATGTAGAGCCGTAAAGCATCCAGCATTTCCTCCTCCAAGTATAATTATTTTATTTCGTCGATTCATTAGTCTAGTGTAAAGTTAGCACTCATGGATATTCGTTCTCCTTTGGATTGAAAGGGGCCTACAAAATGATTCATGGTCGCCGGGAAAATAAAAAAATCCCCTTCTTCTGGCAAGAAAGATTTACCTGAAATAGCTAATGGATTCTTTTCTCCGTAAGTAAAAGAAAGGGAACCTGGCCCTCCCCCTTTTCCTTTAAAGGCTTCGTTTTCTTTTTTAATATCTTCAGTTATTTTGATAAAGAGCACACTCGACAAGTCACATTTTGTGTGGACATGAGGAGGATTAAATTCTCCGGCCTTCATAAAATTAACCCAAGCCGTCAGCATGTTGATCTTTTTGGTTAAGGGGCTTCCGTACCATTTTTCATAAGAGTGCCTATAAGTAGATAGGTAAGGGAGGAGAATACTAACCAAGCTGTCGCGATCTACTATGTGTTCGTGTTTAATAATGCCGGCAAGCTCCTTATTAAAGTGACGGACTTTCTTGCTGCACAACTTTGCACATTTTTTTAAATCTTGAGGGCGAAGCTTTATTTTAAAAAGAAGTGGTCCCCAATAATAAAAATTATAGTTCATCTTACTTCCTTCCAAAATTATAGGTAAACACAATTCGTTTACAGGATTCAATTTTGTTAAAACATCCATGAGAGAGCTGACTTCTCCAAATAAGCACCCTTCCTGTAACTGGTTTATAGGACATAACCGTATAAGTTAATTCATTGTATCCTTGTCTATTCTCTGTGGGTCCATCATCATGTGCAGTTGTTCCAAGAGGATTCATCATATCCACATGCGGATTTTCAAAATTTAAAGTGGTATCATTTTCATGACCCTCCAAAAAGAAAACCGCAGAAAAAAGAAAACCAGGATGCCTGTGATAGGATTGACCCCCTCCCACAGGGTAATCTAAAAGCCAGGATTCTTTGCATTCATACTGACCTTTGTATAAATGTCTTTGTGCATAGGCATATACTTCTTTTAATATCCAGTCGTTTAGTTTTTTAAATTTTTTATTTTTATGAACTCGTTCTCTACAAAACCCAGAAGCTTCATAAGTGTATTGAGATACTATTTTTTTGTAAGCTCCCAGTTCCTTTGGAAAAGGATAATCAGAGTAACCAATAGTTGTAGGAAATAAGTGATCAAAAATCATATAATTTTTTTATAATTCGTAGTCTTTCCGCTTTGATTCATTACTAAATCAAAAGCAATCGTAATGCGAGGTTTAGTGGATAGATGTACATCAGTGTAGTGAGGTAGATAGCTCGGAAATAAACAAATTTTTCCTGGGGTATTAAGAGTCGGATGAGTTTCAGGTTCGTTGAGTTGGTTTACTGGATTCATAAAATAGGTTTGAGTTTCCTGAGCTTGAACTATAACATGTCCTCCTAAATAAGAATCGGCATGGACACCATGTAGATGAGGCTTGATCTGTTCTCCTTTACGCATAACATTGGTCCAACATTGAATATAAAGTTCGGGGCCTAAAGGAATCTGAAGTTCTTTTAAATAGTCCTCATGGGCCTTAAGAATAGCTTGTTGAATTTTCGGTATCTCAGGATGCTTCCAAGTTAAAACATTATATCTTCTGTAGTGAGCGGTTAAAGAATTTTTACCCAGACCTGTGTACCCATCATTTGAAAGGGGAATATTTTTTTCACTAAGGATTTCTTTTTCTTTTTTTAAAATAAACTTGGCTAAAGTTTTAAAATTAATCTTTGTAAGAGTCCCTTCATAGATAGCATATTGCCAAGTTGGAGCAAAAGGAGTTCGTGGAGGAGAATTTTGGAAAAAAGTTATAGTAGGATCACTCATTTCATATAATCATACCATCCTGTACAGATATACTTCAGTTCTTTAGGAGCGGGTAATCCTCTATGAGTGTGAGTCCATATCGCAGGCCAGATAACAGTTAATCCTTTTTGAGGTTTAACTTTAAGATTTTGATACAACCATTCAGTCTCTCCTCCTGATTTAACGTTGTTAAGATAAGTCATAAAAACTAAATGTCTTCTTACATGACCTACGTGTCCTGTATTTTCATAATGATATACACGATAGGATTGACCTGCATAATATTTTTGAATTTTTATAGGTTCATCTATGTTCCATTTGTATTGCCCATTGTTGACATAGAAATATTTCTTTTTATAGTGGTTTACTATTTTTTCTAAAGCTTTGGTATAATAAGGAGGGAACGACATATAGAAAGATTCCTCAGACGTTTTCAGTTTGGGACTGTAGACTGGAGGATCTCCCATTACTCCATTTACTTTACCTTTACCATGAGTACCTACTCCTGACTCATAAAACCTTATAAGCTTGTCGCAGATTTTAGAACTCATTTTCTCTGTATAAATAAAATTAGTTAGGTTTTTTGATACCATGAGGGAATTGTGTACCTCCTTCCCTTTAAAATTTTTCTTACACCGTGACTATTGGATGGATTACTTTCAAATACAATACAACTTAAAGCCTTCATTTTAAAATCTTGTTCTTTATTATCGTGATTGCGAAAAAATAACTCTCCTCCATTATAATTATCATTCAAATAAACTAGAGAAGAATAGTCCATGAGATCTTGAAGATCGTTGTTCTTATCTGCATGCAGTCCCATGAAGTGACCTTTTTTCCAACGACATAATCTTGGCTCGTGCCAAGGAGCGGTCTTAATGTTAAAATAATGATCTATAAAGAAAATATTTTTTTGTTCGTAATATCTAAGTAGTTGTTTAATTCGTTTATCGGGAATATGGTCAAAATGAATATTACGTTCCTTGTGATGAGGTCGTTCATCAAAACAAAGGTGATCATTTTTATCAAAAAATTTCATAAAAGTTGTTGCATCATCTTCGTGCACAAAATTTTCTATGATCACTCGTGTCATAGTATTTCTCCTCCCCATTTAATAGACATTCTAGCAAAATGAGGTTTGTTAAAAGCCTCTGCTCTATGAGTATCACTCGCAGTCATTTCAATAACTCGTCCTGACTCAAAAGGTATTTTTTTCTTAGTGGGTCGGTGAATAAAATCCCCTCCTATATTCTTAGGTAATTTTTCATTACACATCATCAAAATAAATACTCGTTTATTATCGGGTCCATCCTCATGAAAAGTTCCGTCCATGCCCTTAAACTGAAGATTGCCTGATATTTCAGTAAGATTCATTTCAAGCTTTGTTCTTTGTCTAATATGATCAAAGGCATTGATTAAATTTTTTACGAGGTTCATGTTTTGAGTATCGTACTCAATATAGTCATTACTGTGTCGATAAAAAAATAACCTTCCTAATAATCGATGAGTTCCTGATTCTGCAGAAGGAAAAGTTTTTCGATTGGCCACATTATCGGGCTTCCACTTTTCCAAAACAATTTGAGAAGCTACGTCATTAACCCATTTCTGATCAAAGAAATCGTCGTGTACTTTTATCATTACTCGGGTTCACCCTTTTTATTAATTCGTTTAGTAAAGTAAGAGGGCAATCCTAAATGAGGTCTACCATCGTATTTATTTTGTTCAGCAAATTTAGATTTAACTGAATTATAATGAAGGAAAAGTTGTACACATTCTTCTCCTTCAAAAGGGTCTCTCCAATGTTGCACATCAGATCCCAGGTACGCTATCATCTCTCCGGGTTTTAAAGTAATATGTTTATTTTTCTTCCCTATCTTATAACAAAAAGCCCAAGGGTCTCCCCCTAAACAAAGCGTCGTAGAGATATCACAACTAAAACGATCTGTATGTTTCGCTAAGATAGCGCCTTTTTTATATACTCTGCAATAAGAATAGGTTGGCACTAATTTTAACTGAGTTGCTTTTTCCGTTATAGGTTGTAATATTTGAAGTACGGTATCTCCAGCTTGATCTCCATATATAGAAAAAGATCCTGGAACTTGAGCATCTTCATGAGTCCCCCATTCCAAAGCTTGAGGAGGTACATAGCCTGTCTTTTTTAAAGTAGTAGCCGTTTCTTCTTTAGTTTTAAAGTAAATAGTTAAAAATTTTGCCATCTCCTTAGAAACGGCATTTTGAATTAACATGACTTTCTGTTTTCTAAACATAAGGTTTCCCACAGTGCCAATTAGTTAAACTATATCTTATCCCTTTAGTTACAGGAGTTACCCGATGAAAGACAAAAGAAGGGAATACAATAATGGATCCCTTTTTTAAGATAGAAGGAGAAGTTGTATAATTATCTTTGCGCCATTCTGGCCTGTTCCAAAATTCTAGTTTCCCTCCCGTATATTCAGTTGCATCATTTAAAACTAAAGTACTAGATAATTTTCTTATCAGACCATCAAACGCTCCACCTTTATAGCCTTCAGGCCATGCATCCACATGCCAGTCGTAAAATTCTTTGGGTCCGTATTGAGTTAATTGACATTCTTCTGATAAACTCCATTGAACATTCCAGCCTGCTTTTTTATTAGCTTCATGAATCCAAGGGTGGGTATATCGATAAAGCCATTCTAAATTAGAAAAGAATACGTGAGATTTTCTAGTTTTATCAAAACTTCTTTGTTCTTGTTTTGTAAGCTCTTTTTTATCTTTAAAAGCACCTATAGTACCTCTTGATTTTTTAGATTGTTTTAAAAGATCTATCATCTGATCACAGACAGTATCAGCTATAACTTTTTCAAAAGAATACCACATCCATTTTAAGTTCATTTTATGCTCCAATTAAAAGATAGTGTAATTCTATCATCCTTGGATGTATTCGGCGACACCC